CCAGCTTTACTACAGGTGCCCTGGTTGTACCTGGAGGCGGTGGCGTTGGTATTACAGGCGCATTATATGTGCAAGGGCCAAGCAGTTTGCAAGGCAACATCAGCGCAGGCAATATTATATTAAGTGGTAACATCAATGTACCAGTTGGTGGAACATTCTCAAACACTGGTGTGTTCTTTGGTAATGCAGGTGGTATTGGAGCACTATATGCCGGTGTTTCGACATATACTGCCTTGCCTCATGTGGTATTACAATTGGCTGGAAACCTAGATACATACACTCAAGTTAATTTTCAAAATATCAATAGTGGTGCTAGTGCGTCAACAGATTTTGTATTAACAGCCGACAACGGCGACGACGACAATGGTTATATCAATCTAGGCATTAACTCAAGCACATTCAATGATCCGGCCTTTGCTGGTTATTACCCCAACGACGGTTATCTAATCATGCACGGCCTTGAGCCAAGTACCGGCAATCTAAACATTCATTCACACAATCAGAACTCGGTAATAAAACTTATTGTGGGCGGATTTAGTGATGCCAATATTCGCGCAACTGTGACCAAGACCGGTTTTAGAGTAAACACCGCAACAGCTAGCACATCAACTACTTCTGGTGCATTAATTGTAGATGGCGGCACAGGCATAGCTGGTAATTTGAATGTTGGTCAAAGTGCCATCTTTAATACTTCAAAGACAGCCAATTACGATTTTGTTGTACGCGGCGACAACGATGACACATTGATTTGGGCAAGACCGTCTGCCGCCTACGATCAAGTGGTTATTGGTAACAGTGCTACTACCAGTACCTTGGTTACAGGTGCCAAGTTGATTGATAACACCACTGACAGTATTTTGATTCCTGTGGGTTCATCTGCACAACGACCAGGTTCAACTGGCGGCACAGACACAGCTGGTATGATCAGATTCAACACCAGCAATGACCAACTGGAATTTTATAATGGAGCAAGTTGGACCAATACTGGTACAAGCTTTACTGTGGTTGCATCCGATACATTTGATGGTGACGACAACACACTAATTTTTACACTAGGAGCAGCAGCTACCACTCAAAGTGTTATTGTTAGCTTAAACGGTGTTTTACAGATACCTACCACAGCATACAGTGTCAGTGGCTCAACATTAACATTTACATCACCGCCAGCAACCGGAGATAAAATTGAAGTAAGAAGATTTAGCACTACTGCCACAGTTAGTACATTTGAATCTGGCAATGGATATGTAAGTGTAACCACAAACAACAGTTTTGCAAATATCAATGCAGGAACCAGTTCGGCTACAACCAGAATGAGCTTCAACACTACTGGTAATGTTAGCATGAGTGCTAACATTCAACCTAGCGCCAATGTCGCATATGACATAGGTAATGTTAATAGTTGGTTCAAGAACATATTTGTAAACAAAACAGTAACTGGCGGCGCCGACCTGGCAGAAAATTATCTTGCAGATGCAGTATATTCAGCTGGTACGGTGGTAGAGTTTGGTGGCGAGGCTGAAGTTACAGTGTCAATGACCGAAGGCAGTAATAAAATAGCAGGTGTAATAAGTACTGATCCTGCTCATGTCATGAACGGTGGATTAAAAGGCAGCACAGTTGCAAGTGTGGCACTGGTTGGTCGAGTGCCGGTTAAAGTAATTGGGCCAGTTTACAAAGGCGATATGTTAATTAGCGCAGGTTACGGATATGCTCGAGCATGTGCTGCTCCGGTAATTGGATCAGTTATTGGCAAGGCAGTGGCAAATTTTGAAGGTGAAAAAGGCTCAGTTGAAGTAGTGGTTGGCCGTTTATAAGAGATAGCAACTAGATGGCATTAACGAAACCCAAACTAAGTACCAACATTAACACTGATAGTTCGGTATTTACTGATCCAATTTTAGTGCTGCATCAAGGCTCCAGCGCGGCCGATGTAGATGTTGGTTTCTTGATGAATCGGTCCAATGGACTTACCGCAAATGCTGCGGTAATTTGGCAGGAAAGTTCAAAAAGTTTTGTTCATATTTTAACCAACTCAAGCGGAGCTCCTGATGCAAATTTAAATGTACAGAGTTATGCCAATGTCAGTGTTGGTAATGTTCTTTTAATTAATAACGCTGGTATCTATGTTGATGGCACTCTGGGCACCGCAGGACAAGTTCTTGCAAGTGATGGCTCTAAAACCTACTGGGCACCACCCGGCGGATTTACCGGTGGAACAGTTCCTAACCCCACTGTTTTTCAAAGTAATTTAGTAGTATCAAATACCACGAACAGCGTTAGTAGCGTAACCGGTGCACTAGTAATTCTTGGCGGCGCAGGTATCGCCGGCAATGTGTATGCTGATGCTTTAAGAACCACCAATGGCATATTTTGGTCTGGTAATGGTGCATCATTTAGCGGCGGCGCAACTTTAGGATTTCCCAATTCCACAGTGGCAATTTATCCTACAGGAGATTATGGCAATCTTACCGCCACAAAAGATGCATTTGGTGTGCATATAGACACAACATATGATTTGATGGAACCAATTGGGTCATACAGTACAGTAGATTTAAACGCATAACAAGATAAGTAAAATATAGGAGCAAACAATGCCAACAGTAGTACAATTTAGACGAGGAACCACAGTTCAAAACGATGCTTTTACAGGATCGCTTGGCGAAATTTCAATTGACACAACACTTGATACAATAAGAGTGCATGATGGGTCAACTGCTGGCGGATTTGCGTTAGTTGGTACCACAGCCACACAAACACTAACTAATAAAACATTAACTTCGCCGTCGTTAACAACACCGTCGGTAACTGGTAATATTACTGTAACAGGCAATGTAATGCCCGCATCAAATTTGACTTTTAACATGGGATCAACAGTCACTTGGTGGAATGTAATCTACGGTAAATCAGTACAAGCGCAATATGCTGACTTGGCAGAAAATTATAAATCTGACTCTCCTTATGTAACAGGTACTGTGGTGGTATTTGGTGGAGACCACGAAGTTACAATTTCTAGCACACAATACGATAGTGCAGTTGCAGGAGTAGTTTCGTCAGCACCTGCGTATCTAATGAATGCCGCCAGCGGAAATTTACCTGTTGCACTTACTGGTAGAGTTCCGTGCAGAGTAATGGGTCCGGTATCAAAAGGTACAGTATTAACCACCAGTCATTTGCCAGGTGTTGCAATGGCTCTTGACCCTGCAAAATTTGTGCCAGGATGTGTGATTGGAAAAAGTTTAAAAAATCTTGCTGCAGAACAAGTTGAGACAATAGAAGTTGCTGTTGGTAGATTTTAATGCAAACTGTAAAAAAACTTTTTAGGAACACCTATACGGGCGAAGATATTCATTCTTTAGCTGCTTATAACGAAGGCGGATGGGATTACGAAAAAGAATACGTTCCTAACATCGTAAACAATCAACGATTTGGCCAGCGAGCAGTTGTGATTGGAAATGGATTAAGTCGACAAGGATTTGATTTAAGCATCCTCAAAAACAAAAAAATTCAATCCTACGGATGTAATGCACTCTACAGAGATTTTGAGCCTGACTTTTTGGTTGCAGTTGGTAGAGACATAGCAAAAGAAATTAGGATACGAGGATATGCAGCTACTCATGTTGTTTACAGCACGCCCGACAATATTTTAAATTATCCTGGAACATTTCATTTAATACCACAAAATCCCAGTTGGAATGCCGGAGCACTGGCAGCTTATCTTGCCTGTTTTGATGGCCACTCAACTGTCTATCTATTAGGCCACGACGGAATAGATACTCCAGGATTCGCTAGCAATGTGTATGCAGATACCAATGGATACAAAGAGTATGATAAGACCACAGATAAATTCTGGGCTCTTGCAATGGGCCATGTTTTTAAAACTTATACTCTAGTAGATTTTGTACTGGTATCTCCTACCGGTCGCGGTTACATGCCGCAGGAATGGTATGGTCACACTAACCTTCGCAGAATTAACTTTCGCGATTTAGTTCTAGAATGTGATCTCTAATGATTCTTCAAAAGTTTTAATTTTATCTAATATTGCTCTAAAGTTGAAAGTTCGCCACACTCCTGGATGTAGAGGTTTTGGATGATCTTCGATACTAGTCCAAGCATATCCTCTATGTTCATCATTTAATTGTGGTACGAATTCATTGTCGACTGTAATTAGATAAGTGTGATATTCAAAATTTCCGGTAACACTAGTAAATTTCTCCAGCGGAATTAATTGAATAAATTTTTCTAAATTTATTTCTTCTTGAATCTCTCTGTGTAGTGCTTCTACAGGCGTTTCTCCGTACTCAACACCACCACCGACCAAGCCCCAGGAGCCAGCGTGTCTTTTTTGATTTCTTAATAAAAAAAGATATCGTTTAGTTTGAATACTGTAAATTAGCGCACCACAACCTATATGACTAGACTCCACTCGCCACCTCGATAAACACCTTCAACTGATTTGACCCACTCGCTACCGGTCCAACGGTATTGAATACCTGTAAGGGTATTAGTTACATATTCAACCGAACTTTCATTACGACTATCAAATACTACCTGCCAATTTGATCCATTATATTGAATTATATCATTTGCATTAGCAACAAGATCGCCCCATGCTACACTTCCGTTGATGTTACTTTGATTTCCGATAGCACCTGTTAATAAGAACCTAGTACCAGTAGTTGGCGATAATATATTGCTGTCAACTTTAACATTCAATGGGTTTATTATTGCATTTATTGCTTGAAGGGTGTTTGATGGTGAGGTATCTTCAAAAGGTTCATATAATAATATGTAAGGATCAGTAGGATGATAAGCAATAGTACCAATTAGTTCGTTTCCTGTTGGCAGTGCCATTCTAATTTCTGTAACACCAGTTACTAATGTTCCGTAAATTTCAACTACTGACCGCCATGTAACCGGAGGCGCCACTTTGATAATATTATCATCAGAGTCAACTAATTCTGAATTTTTTAATAATTGGAGTTGATTGCCTGAATAAAATATACCATAATCCAATGGTGTCACATATCTGCGTGTTGCTAGATTGACTAAAAGTGTATCTTGATTAAATGCACCTTTTTCGTCATAAACACTGCCAACAAATTTTTGTATGACACCCAAGCGTTTTACTTTAGCAGGAGCACTTATCCAAATTGGCATTAAGAATGTCAAAGTGGCCACATCAATTGGTTCTTCGGCTCCAGCAGGAACGGTTCTTGAAGTCCACAGCACACTAGATAGTTGAACATAACTTAGGCTTGTCCAGTCAATATAATTATCTGTACTTTGAATTTCAAAAGACGGATTAAAAAGGACAGCTAGTTGTTCTATTAACTGCATCTTTTGTTCAGTGTTGCTGGTCCATATATCTAATTTTACTTCAAGATCATAAGGAACCGGCATTAACCTTTCGATAGTATATGAATCACCTTGCTGACTGTCATACAAACCTGTTTCGGGATCATATTGTCTTTCTCTTAATGACATTTTACTAACAAAACTAGGCTCCTGCATGCGTTCCTGTTGATAAGTAAAACCACTTATATAAGCACTCATTGCAGGCACAGCGTTCATTATGTTTTCGCTGTTGCCTCTTAGTATAGTGGCTGCTTGTCTGCTAGGGTCACCATAGTACACAGGGACTCGCTGTAAAGTTCTTGTGCCATCCCGATCCTTGCCAAATTCAACTTCGAAGTTACTAACGATCCTTATAAATTGAATTAAAAATCGTCTAATTTGAGCATCATAAAAAAATTGTTGAGCCATTAGTTATCTGCCTTTGGTCTTAGTGCTTGACTTAAACTTTGTCTTTCTGTTACTTCGCCGGTATTATTAGTAAATGTATTAGTGTTGTTAACGAATCCACTGCGTAAAGTCTGACTATTTGGCCCAGGGGTTAATGTCGTTCTTACATTATCTTCAATTTTAATCCAGCGGCGGCCATCCCATCTAAACAATCTGTTTGGTAGATAATCAGTCCTTAAGGCATAATCACCTATCAATGGATTGGTTGGAAACGCTATTCCTGAATATACTGGTAATCCATTTGGAGCCTTGCCATCACCAGTTAAATAGCCTTCCACAGTCGAATCGGGACTTTGGATCCCGGCATCAGCATCTAAAATACCTGCATCAGATGTAACTGATCCGTCGTCGGCTGTAACGCCAGAGGGATCACCAGGTCCTCCCGTCGGATCGGTTGGCTTAATGTAAATGTGATCAATGTTGTATCCAGAATATGGAACATTGGTTTCAGCTTCGCGCAGAATTGCATCATTGACTTCAAGATATTTGCTTATAATACTAGATACAGATCCTAGTGTTACATTACCAGTGTTGCCTGTAATTGGATCAGTGTCTACCTTAATCTGATTGAGTATGTCTTTGTATTCTTGACTGTCAGTCAACGGATTAATTTTTACACGCCATAGGTGCGGCCACCAGGTAGCTGAATATCCTTCGGCTGCATTGTTACAGTCACTTATTACATAAAATCTCTTGAGCGCAACAGGCAAACTATCGTCTAACGGATAATAATCTTTTAAGTGCATTAATTCAATTACATCACCGGGCATAAGCTTACGACCTAGAGTGGCTATCATGTCATTGATGTGAAAAACCATAAACAATGTGCCAGTTTGTAAAAACATACCAAACTGACTTAGATCAAAAGTTACATCCTGTACTTGATAGATACCACGCATAGAATAAACATCAACATCGTATTTTCTATCACGATTTTCTAAAAACAATAAGTCTTGAATGTTTAACGCAGATTCGTTTATATAACTTGGTTTCGCAGCATCTGTGTAAAATTTAACCGTAGCGCCTGATGTTAAAGCACTAGTAGT